TCTGTTTAGTATTATATTTCTCTAGTTCTGTCTTTAACTTATTTTTAGAGTCTAATAAAATTTCATAGTTTTTTATAAACTCAATTTTTCTATCGCCTGTAAAATCAGGTACGTTGTCAGATATATTATCTGCTAAATGAATTAATTTATCTGTGTTAGTATTGTTTTTAATTGCGTTACTTAATAAGTCAGCTTCTAAATATGCACTATATGCACTATCAGTGTTATAACGTGAAATACCAGACATATAGGGCGTGGTTATCTCTTTTTTATCACTGCCTAAAGGTAATTTATAAACACCATCTTCATTTATAGCATCTAAAACAATATCTTTTGTGTCATCAGAATTTGCTCCTGAAATAAACCCTTCTCTACGTTGAACTGCATGTTGCACTTCATGTATTAAGGTTGACATAATATAATCTTCTTGTTCCTGTCCTTTGCGAAATGGACTGCTTAAATTTTTCATGTGTAATATTATACGGTCTTCAGAAGGACTGTACGAACCTAATGTACCCTTAGCAGGTTCTCCGTAATTAAAAACAACTTTTACATTTCTTAATGCTTGATAATTCTTACCAGAAACATTTATATTTTTATAATACTGTTTATACAAAGAATCAAAATCTAATATATTCCCTAATGTTACTGTTTTTGTTTCAAGCATGTCTTTTGAAGAAGACATATTCTGATAATCTACATCAAATTCAAGTTCATCAGGATTGACTTTTAACTTAGCGTCTCTATCATCTAAATCAAATCTAAATTTTCCATCTCTGCCTACATAACCCCCTCCTGTTTTTTTAAATATCTCTTTGGGGTCAGTTACACCTTTCGCCACTAAATCGTCATATATATCTTCAGCTTTTTTACCTGCTTCTGTTTGTGTTCCTATTATAGTAGGGTTTATAGTAGGCTTGTTTGCTAAATCATCTGCTGATGGTAAAGCAGGTATATTTGTTTTAATAGGTTTTGATATATTTTCTTTATCTAATAATTTTTTAGTTTGGTCTAGTTGTCCTACTCCTGCAGTTTCTACTGCCAACCCACTATTAGGAGGAGGCATCTTATCAAAGAAATTTGTAACTCCTTTTTTCAAAGGTGCGAAAATGTTTTTTAAGGTTTTAACAGGAGCTAAAAATGCACCTGTGGGTGATAAAACTTCACCAACCAATTGGTCTACGTTTTCAGGATTAGATTCTAAACCTGTTGTTTCAGTAAACCATTTATCAAAAGCAGGTCTACCTACATCTTTTTCTGCTTTCTTTAAAACATCTTTCAGCATCATAGCAGTAGGGCTATCTGCATATTTTGCCATACCACTACTAACTGCTGAAGCTAGAGTTGCAACATCAGAAGGAATACCTAAAGTACCTGTAAGCAATCCTGTGCCTGTAGCTTTTGCTTTTTCAATTATTTCTTCTTTAGGTCTGAACTCACCAAAAGCAGGATTATCTAATGCTTTTATTATTTTAGACTTAGTGCTAATATCGTCTTCATTGAAATCATCTACTGAAAACAAGTCTTTGGTTTGCTCTAAAGCATCAGCCATTATTTACTGCATCCCTTAATAATTTCATTCTTCTTAATGTAGCAATAGCTCCTTGAGACCTATGCATTACAACTGTATTATCTGTTTGTTCTAAACTTTTATGTTGTTGTTCTATTAACGCATCAATGTAATCATTGAAGCTGTTCAGTAGCTTGTGGTTGTTGACCAACGGCTTGAGTTGGCTGAGTATTTGCTTGTCCACTTTGTTGCGGTGCTCCTGTAAATCCTGGTTCGCCTGGAGTTGGTGCGATTCCCGTTCCTATTGTTCCACCACCTGCTCCAGTGGGGTCCATTGGATTTGCTCCTGCTGGAGCTTGTCCTTGTGATGCTGCTTGACCTTGAAACTCTTTCATTAGTTCCGCTTGAATAGCAGCTTCATCCATATTATTAGTTACCTTATCTGGGTCTAAGTCCATAGATTTAGCAATCTCTCTGATAACGTACTGAAACTTAGCAAAAGGTGCTAAAGCAGGATTAGAGGCAACTTGTAAAAACTGCATAAGTCTCTGACTTCTTACTTCATTAGCCATAAGACTTTCTGTCCCACGTGCCTTAACCTCTAAATCTCCACGTATATCTGGATTAAAATTAAACTGCATATTAAATCTAAACAACCCTTCACCTAAAGGTTTAAGTAAATAATCATCTACATTTTTTATAACAGTTTTGACACTACCTGAAGCAGCATTCATTAGCATAGATATACCTGAAGCCGTTCTTCCTACTCCTGTAACACCTGTTTGCCCGTGAGAAAAAGAAGGTAAACCTGTGCTCTCATCAGCAAGCTGTCTAGCTTTATCAAACAATTGTAGATTTTCTCCGGATACATTTGGAAACTTTGTACCAAAAATAGCCTGACCTGGTGCACCACCCTGTCTTCTAAACACTTTTCCTGGGTAGACAGATAAGTCTTGTCCTGGAACTAGATTAGTCTCATCCACTTCTATTAATAAGTTTCCTGATAAAACAGCATTATCAACTGCCATTCTCATAAAACCATTCATAAGAGTTTGTGTATCATCCATGTTTTCGGCTAAACCTACACCAAAAAAGGAGTAAGGGTTTAACTCATATGGAGCAGCCATGTAGGGTATCTTTGCAGGTTTAAATGGATTAAGAACCATTCTTATCAGTTTTCCGTTACACACCCAAATGTTAGCTTGTAGTTCATCATACTTTTTTAGTTCTTTTGGTATTTCTACCTCATTCTCTTCAAGCATTTCAACATCACACATACCCCAATACTCAAGAACCTCAAATCTATCTATTCCATGTTCAGGTGCATAGTCAGACAAATCATCTTCCCAATATTTTTTATCATAAGACTCGCCTTCTTGTATAACCTCATCAATTATATTTCCACGAAAATAAGGTCTCTTTTTCAAGGCACGTAATTGTGTCCTTGACATCTTATGTCTTTCAACAACATATTGTGCTTCATCCATGTTAGCTGCATCAGGGTCAGGATAAAAGTTCCAAACAGAAACATGAGATGTAGATGGTACAGTTTTAAACACAGGGCTGTATTCGCCTTCTTCATCCCAATTAGGATACTCTTTGTCTACAGCAAAAGGACCTTTCATAACACCTGTACCAAACAAAGCCATTTCAAATGCTGTACTTCTTAATTGTTTACTAGCATTTGATTCTTGTAATTGGTCCATGATTTGCTTTTCCATATTCTTGGCTGCAATCATAGCAGGACTAAGTGTGATAGCTGTAGGTGTTTTACCTACCCCTTCTTCTAGCCCTTCAATGCCTTCCAACTTGTCTTTAAGAGGTCCAAGCCTTTCAACCAAATCTTTTTCAGTAGCTCCTGGAGGTAGTTCTTGTCCGTCACCTTCGTAACCATATGGGCTATCCATTTCTTCACTTTGTCGTAATTCTTCTGGCATTTTAGGGTCAAAGTTAACATCTGCTGTGACACCTTCTGGTAACACTGTTGGCTCAACGCTAATAGGAAACTTGTTACCTGCAAATAGTACATCAACAATTTGTCCATAAGCTGCGAGAGTTTTGGTTTTAGTAACTTTGATAAACACTCTTGACTTTTCTGCTTCAGTAAATTGAACATCACTTCCGTATAACCCCCTATAGTTTCTATATGACCTCAACCAACGCTCTTCATCGTTGTAACGATAATCTTCTGCACGTTGATATCTTTCCATAACAAAAGGTATAATACCGTTTACACCTACATCACTAATTATAGATTCTTCTGCATCTTCTAGTGCTACAGAATCCTCATCTAGTATTATTTCATCTTGTTCTGCCATATTATATCCTTAATATCCAAATGTAGAATCTGCCATTGGCATACTACTACTAGGTCTGCCCATTGGGTCATAGTCAAATATACTAAATCTTGGTCTTGACATTATCCCATATCGTAGTGCATCATATAAGTGGTCTTCTGCTCTTGTATCCACATCTTCCGGGTTCTTTTTATCTAAAGGAATAGATGGCAATTGTGAGACCATATTAGTACACGTATTAAAAAAAACTAGTCTAGGTTGTTCTGTAAACTCGTCTACCTGTAATCTTCTGTGTATTTCGTTTTTACCTGATACACGACTACCTTTACTTCTATCTGAAGGTCTCCAACGACAGCCTTTCATAATCATCTGTTCAGCCAAAGAAGGACCAGTATCGCCACGCTTGTGCCAAAGAGAGCTATCCAAAACCCCATACTTAATATTTCCATCATCGGCTTCTGCATCCAATATCATATCTGCCAAATCTGTGGCAAGGACTTTACTACAATACAACTCTCTATATACAATAATCTGCTCGTCTGGAGAAACAGCAAACCACAACACACCACTATAAGAGCCGTAACCATAATCACATGCACGAAATTTAACCCAATTTCTTGGAATTGAAAAAGGCTCAACAACGTGAATATTCCTATCAAACTCAGTAAAAGCAGCACCTTCTTTAATATCCCAATCACCTTCAAGCAACTGCTTACGTTGGTGTTCAGGTAAGGAAAGAAGCATTGCTTCATAGTCACCTTGGTCTGCGAGATATGGGTTGTCCGATAATCTAGCAGGGATAAATCTTCTCTTAAATAACGCTTGTCCTGCTTTACTGTGTCCTTTGGGATAGGAAAGGACATTACCTGACTCAATATCTGTGGCATCAAATTGTTTTCCGTATGGTGCAGGGTCAATGAACATTTTCTTGACCCACTGATGTCCCGGACCTCCGGGGTTAGTTGTTGCTCTCATATACACAGGTAAATCATGTGCAGTAGAACGCAAACGTGAACGCATATAGTTCCAAGCATACGGAGTAGACCACTGGGTTAATTCGTCAAACCCTATCCAACTAAATGCCAAACCTTGATAACGAAGTACATCATCATCTCGGTCTAAGTATGACATCCATAACCTTGCACCTGATGGTGCTTCCCATTGCATCTTTCTTTCTGACCACTTAATACCCTTCCATATTTGAGGATACATTTCCTTAGATTTAAATATAAGTTCTCTAAGTTCTTCGGTTGTGTGTCGCAGTAGCAACCCACTAAATGATGGATGACCCATGTAACGTAAAGGGTCTGCAAGCATGGCATATGATTTACCACCTCCTGCTGAACCACCATATAACACTTCTCTTTCACCTGCAGCAAGAAACTCTGTCTGTGGTCCTGCGTTTGGCTTGAAGATTATATTCTGTTCTTCTACAGGTACTGCTTCTACATCTGCAATTTCTTGTATTTTAGGCTTTTGCTCCTGTTCTGCCTTCTTCAATCTCTTTCGCTTTTTGGATTGCTTTCTCGGCATACTCGGACCATTTTCTAAGAGTTCTAGCTTTGTTCTTACGTTGTTGCTCATGCATTAACCTTTTCCTTAACCCAACGTGTGAAATAACTCTGTTTGTTTTTGTAGTCAACCAATTAGCTACTTCACGATAAGAATACTGTTTTACATACTTTCTTGCTATTTCTATAGCTTCAAGTTCATAGGGTATTGGGTCAAGTAAATCAGGGTCTTCTTCATTTATTTTATATCCAAAAGGAACAGTTCTAGCTATTCTAGGTATCTGCACCCATTCTTTTTGTTCTTCATCTTTTAAATCTGTTGGTTGTGGTAGCTTCCACTTACCTACACTTCTATCCATCGTTCTTCGGTGGCAAGAGCATAACACCACCTGTGCTTTCTACTTGCATCTTTTCAGTCTTTACTAAACCTGTTCTATCTAGTAATTCTTTTGCTGCTGCCATCTTATCTCTAATACCTAGCTCTGTAGGGTCATATAAGCCTCCTACCATAGCCATTGCTGCTTTAGGTGCATTCCTACTCATAAAAAGCTGTGTAGCCTCTAGAATCTCATCTTTCAGCGATTTAACGATATCTGTAGTACTAGAGCTTTCAGAATAACCTGCCAACTTCTTGGCTGCTACCACATCTCCACCTGCTTCATCAAATAAAACAGATAGAAACTTCTGCTGTCTTTCAGTTAGTTCTCTACTCATGATGGTACACTTTCTTTTGCATATACTCTATCCACTCGTGTTATCAGTCTCTGTGCTCTGTTAGGAGTTTGTTTGAACCAACGAGAATCTTCCATCTCATCTGCCATTCTTGCCCAATCACAATCTTCTACGGCAGCAATCATGTTCTTAAACTTAGATAAACGAGGTCTGCCCAATTGAAAACACATATTGGCTAATACATGTTGTATCTCTTCAGGCAGATTATCAAATTGCGAAAATAATAGTTTACAATCTTTTATAGTTGTTTCTATGTCTTTCGCAAACCATTCATCCACTTGTTCATGTGGAATTTTTGTGCCCATAGGCTGTTCATAGTATTCTTCATCCCATTCTGTAATTAGGTGTCCAATACCTCCGGTAGGATATCCTTCTGAGCATCGATAGGTTTCATATTTAACACCTTCATCATTGGCTATTTCATCTTGTAATTTTATTAAGTTCATTAGCTATTTACTTTCCTTATTGTTGTACTAATCATATGTTCTAAATGACTTACTAAAATCTTCCTCATATTCTCTGCTCTTTGTCGATTAGTAAAGGAATATTCACGAATATCATCGTTACTTATCTTTAATGAGAATACGTAAAAAGCACCTTTTTTTACAATACTAGAAGCACTACCGTTGGCTACTCTAGCAGGATTAATTAATGTACCGAAGTTTGTTTCAATTATGTTTGACATTATTTCTTCCCCATAATCTTCATAGCTTGTCCTGCACCCTTGATACCAAATGATGCACTAATAGCTATAAACAAAAGATATTGATACCACTCA